ACAGCACCTGCAGATAGAGGTGGACACACAAAAGAATTAATGTGGATCGAGGGTTCTACTGGTAAATGCAAGAAACTCAAAGGGGATCTTTATACTGTAGATGCCAACAGCATTGATGACACATACAGGGAAGCATTCTTCGATAAGGTATCACATTTGGGGACATTCTGGTAAACTATGTGACACTTAAATAACTGTACTACTAAGACCCCACAGGGGTCTTTTTTATTGGTATATTATAAATGTGGAAGGCAAGGGTAGCATTCACTAATTGCTTTCAATTCGAACCTCTTCCACACCTCACACAACCGTCAGAGCGTTGCTCACATTACAAATCGCTGAGGGATACCCTCGCTCTGATGGTCACAATATTACACAACCTAATACGATGACAAGAGTACAAATCACATTACTAGTTGAAGTTGATACAGAAGACGAAATCAATTGCCCTGACGGTGATGCTATCAACCAAAACGTAGTAGTCAATACAATCGATAACGGTTTCTTTATCGACCCTGTAACAGTATTAGACGCGAGGATAGTATAATGAATCAAACTAACAATAAAAAAGAATTTACAATCAAATTGTCCAGAAGAGAACTAGGTATGCTTCACTATTATGCACGCGGTTTAGTTGCAAGAATTGACAGCGATGTAACAGAGTGGGGATCAAGTTGTACTGGTCACGATGTTATCGAACACGATTATTATGGTAAAGACGCAATAGTAGGATTGATGCAAGAGATCAAACCACTAGTGGAATCTAACTATGGAACAGAGTGGGATGACTGGCAGCAGATGACACTTCGTGCCAAACCACAAACTGTCACACCCGAACCACTAGACCTTGATCCATCCTCTATAATATAGAGGTAAAGCACAGGAGACCAAATGCAACTCACAGCAGGATCGATGACAGTTGAGTTCCGTCCCCATAGCATTTTGAGTGACAAATTCGTTTATACTCTCAGTTTGAAAAACAAGTGGGGCGAGGTTAATGCTATGTCAATGCGTTTGATGAACAAACGAGAAATGACTGAGACAATCAACGCACGTCTCGATATTGGTTATCAGGTGACTGACTTCTTAACTGAACCACAAAACTACTTACCTGCATCCTGCTAGTGTGACAGTTTGACTAGTGTCCCACCCATCCACACACAGGATGGGTTTCCCCTTATAATAGAGGTATCGAACAAAAGAACTATGCAAGTGACATCAACACCCGAACAACAATATCAGCAACTCTTTGAGCAGATGTATGCTCTTTGCGACCAACACGGATGGGGAGACCCATTCAGTTATGCACGCTCACGTGAGATTCACTTGGCAGGCATCCTAGGGCACAACGTTGCTGATGATTACTCAGGTGCTGATGCATTTGATCAGGATGGGAATCCTGTTGAATATAAATCTACTATAGGTAAGAAACTAACTGCTACCTACAACGGTATTTCAGTTCAAGATACTTGGGAAGATCAACTCAAGTATCTCAAAGAAGAGAAAATTGGCAAGTACAAAGATCACTTCTTTGCAAGATACCAAAATGGTCAAGTTGTCGAAGTCTGGCAAATGTCAGGTGACGATGTACTGAACTTGCTACTACCTAGTCTTAAAAAGCAATTTCATTCTGATAAGATCAGAAAAGACCCACGACTAGGTTACACTATCCCCAACAAAGCGATTCAAACCTATGGAACACGAATTAAATAACGAAATCCACGAATACGACCAAAATCAGGAATTTAACGAACTAATGCAAACTTCAATCGATCTTCTCGGCGAGCACTATATGAATCAGGTCACGAGACATATCGAAGCAAATCGTTTTGACGATGCTGATGCGATCTATGAAGAGTTCGTTGTTGATGGACGTGACCCTGAAGATGGTACATATGAATGGATCTTTATGGATCGTATTGTGTGACAGTTCAACTAGTGGCACATAATGTTACCATATGCACCACACATTTACTATAATAATAGTATAAACAAACAAACATTATGTGCAGAACAAACAGAAGTTATGAGTCATTCCTAAGATGGGAAGCAATGATAGCAAGACAAGTTGCAAGACGTAAGGGTTGCTCAGTCGAAGACTTATATAAAAAGCAACACCCACAGAAGGAAACTTCTGACTGGTTCGACAATCTAGCGGAGGTGGTTTAAATGTCAGTTTCACATCACGAAGATATGCTCATCGAATTCTACGAAGATGAGTTAGAACTAATGAAATCCACAGGTCTCGACAAAATGATGAGCGAGGAAGCACTTGTTGAGCATTGCGAGTATATCGCACGCGAGCGTTTTGAGGATGAGTGCCAATAATATAACTGGCACATCATTACATTATATGCACCATATAATGACTATAATATAAACATAAGCAACACAGAAACAAATGATTGAAAACAACACATTCCCAGATCGCTCACAAGTTGAAGCAGAGACTGGATTTAGTTTTGAAGCGTTAGAGCAATTTGAGACCATTATGAGGTTTCTAAGTGAGGAAGCAGGTTATATGCTCTTGAATAAGATAAAGGTAAATGAAGAGGGATTTGATCAACTAGTTAACTATGCAACTGAATTAAGAGTATTCTCAGGAGTTAATAACCCAGATGCTTAATATACCTATGTCATTCGACGAGTCATATCAAATGACGAAACTTTGGGATACTCTCAGAGATATGGATTTTGATCTAACTGATGATCAGACCGCAGTATTTGAAAGAATAATGACAGGCGAGTATCTTGTCAAGGAGCATTGTGACAGTTCACAAAGTGACTACAAAAGCATCCCAGAGCGCTACTAACCCTCTATAATAAGGACATAAGCAACAAAGGAAACTAAAATGAAATCAATCAAAGGAATGAATATCGAAGTCTCAAACGGTCAATACGAGTTACTCTATGATCTTGTAATGACAGCATACGAGTTAGACATTGCAGAGCAAAAGGGTTGGGATGCTCAAACATTTGATAACCTAGTTGACAATGTATGTCAAGCACAATCTACCTACCTACAAAAAAGAGTTAAAGGAGTTTAATCAATGCACAACTTTCAAGAATTTCTAGATTACATCGAATCATTTTATGCACCATATCATCCCGATGTATTATATCCTATAGATGGATTAACAACTGGAGAGATCGCAATCGCGATACTCAGATACCTCGATTTATGTGCATCAAACACTAATATTGAGTTCGGTGATGGTGACTCACTCGATCGCGAGAGAGTAAGAGACATAATCACAGAGACAAGAGCGGTTGCACAATGATCAAAGATTACAACACTTATGACACATTCACAGAGATTAGTATCGGTGACATTGTTGCATATACTGACCCAATAGGTCAGCGAATTATTGGGACAGTTATTCGAAGATGGGGACGCTATTGTAGACCACAGTTCGAAATCTGTAACGATGAAACATTATTTCACCCTGTATATGATTACACAAAATGCAAAGTTTTAGAAAGATTCTAGTGCCAGTTGTATTAGTGGCACACACGTTGTTTATTATTGGATATACATCCTCTATAATATTAGTATAAGCAACAAACAACTATGACACCTACAGAATACAAAGAACTCATCAAAAAAGACACACTTAGAATAGGTCTAGACCCAGAGGTCAAACTAGATGTATATCAGTCACTAGTTTTGAATGCTATCAACACTTATGGATCTGGAGACTGGAAAAATGGTGTTTCAGTTCACCATAAGCACGAGAGTTCACAATTTTCAAATCTAATCATCGGCGGCGAAGTAGTTGCTAAGATCGTTTACGATGTTGCCCACGATGACATTAGTCAAGATGATTACAGAGCGATACACATTGATAAGACCAAAACAGCAAAAGTTTCTTATATCGCATTTGGTAATGATCTTTGGGAATATCGCAAGAATACTCAAATCGCAAGATATAAGAATATCTTGAACAAACTAGGATTTATAATCCTAATCATTGACAATAGTCAGATCGTTTACTAAATGTCAACCTATGTTGTGCCACTTCCACTACTGGCACAACACCTCACACAAAACTCAAATCCATCCCTTATAATAACTACATACACACAGAGGAAAAGATGACACAATACGATGAAATTCTCAAATGCTACGAGGGAGTGACTGAAGAGCACGCGGGCACGAGTTTTGAATTTGGTCTTATGAATGATCTATATTATCAACTCTTCTCAGATACATCATATGAAACTTATGTGATGGAATCTCAAGAATCTGCAAATACTGAACTTGCTTCAGTTTCAATATATGAATCTGAATGATAACAGCAATTTCAATTTTACTCATCGCACTTATATTAGTGCTATTTCTCAACTATTACAATCCTAATTACTAAGATGCTATTTTCAACAGTTCTCGACAAAACAGTTCCATTTTACGATTTCCCCCATTCCCCAATTCTTTGGTTAGGGTTCTTTGGTATCATCGTCGCGATTTTCACGGTTTACACAGTTAATAAAGCATATTTCAATAGTCCCCTTAATAAATGATAGATGAGACAGTTAAGACTGACCACTTTCTAGGACAGTTCACGAACTGGCACACCTACCCTACACAGGCGGTTCTCATCCGTTATAATAAGTACATAAGCAACAAAGGAGAAAAACTCAAATGACTTGGAGAGCAACTAAAGCACAGGTTCTAGATCAATTTCGTTACAACTGGAAAGTTGCAGTTGCTCAGGATAGATCTCTTAGAGGTGACACCATAGCGAAGCGTGAGAGTTGGAACAATTTTGTTGACTGCCTCAATCAGGATGGTATGGTTACCGACTGGCAAGCATACAACTGGACAAATCCATTCTAAGCACTATGCACGACATTTTCACCGATCTTAATCTTACATTGAACAATCTTACTATACAAAAGCAAATGACAAAAAACGAATTTATTGAAGAGGTTTATGAGTTAGCATTTGGAGAGAATGCTATCAACCGCCAGTTTTCATATGATGAGGTTCTTGACGAGTTGAGAAAGTTTTCAGATAATGCACTTATTTTTGAAGAGAGCGGTCTCTCAGAAGATGACTTTGAAGCGATCGATGAAAAGATCGAATCATCATATAAGGATGGATACAGAGCGGGAAGTTTATTCCAACTTGAGCAAGCGGCAGCAGACTATGGAGTAGGCAAGTAATGACATATCAAGAAATTAAAGCACTAAGTTCAAAAAATCTCAGAGGATTACTTAAAGAAGATCTTGACGTAGATCTGATTGATATGATAACATATGAACTCTTTGAAGTAAGGGAGGAGTAGACAGTTTGACTAGTGGCACAACACCCCTAGCAATCGCGTCTCAATCCTCTATAATATTAGTATAAGCAACACAGGAGCACCACTCAAATGCGTAAGATCGAAACTCAAATGAACTCAGCAATCAGAAGCGGAAGCAACTTCAGTTCAGCAAATACTACTGTTTCACACGCTAACGGCGAAGCAAACGTTTATCTTCACGGCAATCACATCGCGACAGTTACAAATAATTCTGTTTTATTGTTCGATGGCGGTTGGCAGTCAAATACAACTAAATCACGTCTAAACGCTATTCTTGATGAATTCTCTTATGGCACTAGAGTTTTTCAAAAGCAATTTGAGTGGTTCGTAGGTTATAAGAACTTGACTGAAGATTTCGCTAACGGTATGGAGTTAGCGTTCTAAGGAGTTGACTTAATTCACTATATACACTATAATAAGGGGACTAAATCAAGTCCTCTTTTTTTATGCATAATCCTAAAGAACTATCGGACGATTTCGAATCCATCGCACAGACTAACGTCTATGGGTTGTTTATGTCCCCTGTAGGTAATTATACCAATAAAAACCACGAAAGGGATAAACTTGCAATTACGAGTTATATTAATAGTTGCACAAATGATGACCTATTTCAATCCCCTAATAGCGATATATGCCACGGTGTGACGCAAATCGGGAAAAATAACATCCTAGACCATCCAACACTTAAGGACGTAAGAGAGACCATTTTAGATGCAGTTAAGCAGGTTAATGAACAATCACTTAATTATGACTTATCAAGTATGGAATTAATCGATTCACATATTGAAGTCGCATCACAAAACGCCCTATACGCACCTCACGAGTTTTCTAATTGTTTATACTCAGGATGCTATTTCATTAACTATGACCCACAAAAGCATTCGCCTCTTAAGTTTAAACGTATTACACAGTCATCCTATTATCCAATTATGCAATGTAAGCAAAATGGTCTAACCGCGTTTAATCTATTAGATGCAAACGTACCCACTACTGAAGGAGATATTATCATTTTCCCCAGTAACCTAACTCACGGATATGAAATCAATGGAGAACATAACCGTATTACTCTATCCTTTAATGTAGCACCTTAAATGAATCCCTTTACAAAAATTGATGACAACACTTATAGAGATAGCGAGGGAACACTATATAAACCCATCCCTAACTATGAAGACTATTATGTTAGTAACCTCGGATCCATTTATTCTACTAAGTGGGGAAAGTGGAAGAAATTGAAAATTCACCTTAACGAAAATGGTTATAGAAGAGTAACACTAAGACAAGATGGTAAGACAGTAGTAAGGAGAGTTGCTAAACTTACCGCACTTGCTTTTATATCCCTACACTCAAGTGTTACCAATGTGTTACACATAGATGGGAACAAATTAAATGATCACGTCTCTAACCTTAGACTAGATAAACAACCTATTTCATAAATGTACAAATAAACATACTTAGAAACTTTATACATTAAGGAAACTAGCGGAGGAATAGCGACCTAAGACCCTAACATATCGACATCAATCTGTCAACCTTTATGGGAAAATTGAAATAATTGCCCTATAGAGAAAATTGGTATATAATGCAGGTGTTCAGAAATTTCCCCTACTATTCAATGGGACGCACATACAAACGTAATGACACATACAAGAGTAATAGAGCGAAGTCATTACGAGAAAAGAGAAACAAACCGAATGAGGTACTAACTAACAAGAATTACCAACGGAGAACAAAGAAACAAAACCGCTTTAATTCATCGGAGGATTATGGAAATGAATGACCCTAGGAAACTAGACTGGATCGATGTGCTACTTGACGAAACCGATGAGGATATGGTAGAATATGACTATGAAACCTATGATGATGAATCGAATGACTTAGATCTTGATTACACTACTCAATCGTGAACAGATTTCAATTTCTATGTGAACTGTATGAAACCGAATCAATCCCCCCATTAGAGTTAGTGGAGTGGGGTCAATTCATACTAGACACAGAGATACAACCGCACTTCACTAAGTATCAGAAACAATTGCAGTATCTGGTCAGCGAAGGGTTATGTTATCACGTGCCAATCTAAACGGGGAGCGACATATAAAACGGGTCCCCTACAGCAACCTACAACAGTATAGGGACGAGTATATTATCGAAATCGTCCTTTTGGGTCCCCCATATATCAAAAAATTTCTCAGGTAAAAAAATGACTAAAAAGGTTGAGCAGTACAAGGAGATGTATTCATCATTCATCGGAAGGGAATGGGGAGGACAGAAAGGGGGTGGATGTTTCAAGTTACTGTTTGATTTCGGTATTGAGACAGGTTATCACGAGTGTAAGGAAGACTATAGTTTTAACAATCGAAGTTTCTTGAAGAGTATCTGGGAAGATGAGGGATGGACCTCGACGAAGGTCTCTGAGATGGGCGAAGAGTTTAGTGTCGATGATTTAGAGCAATTCGATCTACTGTTGATGAATTTAGATAGTAATCGATTGAATCACGGTGCTGTATATCTGGGAGATGGGTATATCCTTCACCATAAGGCATTTGATGTAAGTAGGATAGAAAAGGTAAAACCCTACATAGGACAGACACTATATGTGATACGAAAGAATGTCTCATAGATATATCCTTACAATAGATGAGGACGACGATACAGGCGAACTATATGTTACTTTACCTGACACTTTACTAGAGGAAGCAGGTTGGTACTATGGTGATGAACTAGAATATGAAATGGAGGATGATAAGATCATCTTAAAAAAATTTACTGAACCGTGATGAACAAACCAGACTGGACAAAGTTAAGTATCGAACACAAACGTGTTATTTACGATGCAGTACGGTATTATCAAGACAGTAGACTCACATCACACCAAGGCGAATGCTATAATAAGTGTGATGAAATTTTATCATCCCTATGTGGAACACTGAAACGTTATGAAGTTGCGACCAACACAGACTGCGACATCTGATGAATGGACTATTACTTTGACGAAAGAAGAACGTCAACTCATTGTGAATAGTGGTGCGTGGGCACTGATGTACAAACCAGAAGTGTGTGGTGGCAAGGAACTTGCAAAAGTTCAAGCGATTCATAGATCTCTTAGGGAGAAGTTAGGAGTAACTGAGGGATTTGTATGACACAGCATAAGATGCAACATCAAAGGGTAGTGGATAATTTCCTACCAGAGGAAGAATTCGAGCGTATGCAGGAACAAATTTGTGGTGATCAGTGTTTCCCTTGGTATCTGAATCACGCAAAGGTAATGCACGTTGCACGAATGATAGACCCAGAATTACAGAAGAAAGAGATATATAATTGGCAGATGGTACATAAGTTCTATGAGGGCGGCAGACCTCAGTCTCAGCAATGGGATATGATTTTACCTTTAATCAATAGAATCCAACCGAGAGCGTTAATTCGTATCAAGGGGAATTTGAATCATCATACAGACAACCTAATCGAATACGATTTTCATACAGACTGTGGAGAGTATTCTGAATTTGGACAAGATAACGTCTTTGCAGGCGCTACAACCGCTGTGTTCTACTTAAATGATAACGATGGTTATACGTTCTTCAAGGACGGGACCAGAGTCCAATCTAAGGCGAATAGGATTGTTTTCTTTCCAGTGAATACTCCACACGCAGGAACATCAACGACTGACACTAAATTTCGATTTGTGTTAAACTTAAATTACTTCTAAAGGCATTAAACATACTAAGACGTTACCCCGCGAGCGTCGTAACTATTCTAATAACTATTATGAAATACGAACTTCATACGTGGAAATATGATAAGGAATGGGATCAGAACTGGTTACCTAACTTTATCCAACCATTAAATACGAAGAACAACGGAAACGATGTGCAAGCACCACGTCGGCAGCAATTAATGGAGGAACTGGAAACAAAGGGAGATAAGGAACTGATTGAAGTATTAGGTTTACGAGGTGTGCGAAAGGGAGAACAGATTAGTTGTCTTCCTGGTGAGGTATGGAGATGCTTGCGTCATTATGAGTCTGGTCGGGAAGTTATCATTCCTTACTACCACTTGAGTAATCTGGGGAGACTGGTGAGTCATATGCATCACTCATCCTTTATGAAGAAGTATAAAACAAAGGAAACGTGGTCAAGAGACTATAACTGTCTAGTGTTCGGTAAGATGAAGAGTCAGAAAGGTCTCGATGGTAAGTGGAGAGATAGGGTTCATTATAAGATTAAGTATCGTGATGGTGATAATTGGTACTTCAGTCCGTTGCTTCTACCAGAGGGAGTGGATGGTCCTTATGCTCCATTTGTAAGTGGATCTGCAGAACAGGGAAGTAAGGATATTGGTTCCCATCAGATCATTGCTGCTACATTCATTGATATAACTGAAGTTCCACCAAACTGTAGGGATAAAAATTTCCTTAAGGATATTGGATGGAACCGTATGTCCAAGAGGGGCAAACGTAAGATGTCAGCACTTTTTGAGATTGATCATATGAATCAGAAGTGTTATGATAGTAGATGGCACAACCTTGAACGTAAGAGGGGTGTTGATAATAATTACGAGTCATTGATTGCACGTGGTGGAAACCATAGTAATAGTCAAGGAGATGCATTCGTAAGTAACAAAGTATCTGTACTAGATGAGTTTTTCCAATGAGTATTGAATTTCCCAGAGACCACCAACCTACCCCAGGAGTACCTGAGTTCGATGATTATCAACAAGAACTAGAATGGAGGTTTGAGAAGGTCGCAGAAAGCATTAAGAATCTTGCGACAAGATCACAGACTGTGGAAGGGTTTCTACAGAAAGGTCCTGATATGATTCAATACAGACCTCCTGGAGAGGAGAGTCATCGTAACTTGGCAGAGTTATTTGATCTTCTGTTTGATCGACTAAATAAAATTGAGGAAGATATTGCCCAAATAAAGAGTGAGCATATTCATAATTGAAACGGGGAGAAGTTATGAGAATCCTATTGATTCTTATTCTTACCAACGTCAATACACTACTGATGATCACCCGTCCTTTTCAGGTTCTGACGAGGATGGTAGTCCTTATGGGCAGATAACAATTGAGGGTATGGGACCTGGATCCTATGCCTTTGGTCGTGATGAGGTATATTATATTGGATTACAGCAAGAAAACTGTATTGCAAACTGCGATGCAGAGAGAAGAGAAATTTATAGATTCTATAGCGGGAGAAGAGAGGATCATACTTATTGGTACGAACCATCAATGCCTGACAAGTCTCCCCAGAGTCCGAGGAGATATAATAGAGAACCTAGGAATGGTATCTGGTCATTCTACTTAAGTAAGAACAGTCAGTCAGGATCACAACCTCTTTATCTACATTATGATAGTGCGAACTATAATTCTTACTTTTCTAGTTCTAGTTCTGGTGCTGTTGAACTCTTAGGGTATATCTACACAAGTAATAGTGCTCCATCGGATACTCTGAATCCAGGTGAAACTCTTTTACCTTTGTATCACTATAAGAAGAATAGTAATGGTGATGTCGATGATTTTTATACTATAAACCCTGCACAAGAGGTTAATATCGAGCAGGTGGCAGGAGTTCCTAATTCTCCTCAACCTTTTCAAGAAGAGTATATCTACCAAGGGATCTATGGGTATGTAATGAATGCATTTGCCCCTAGACTGAAGAAAACTGTTGTAGATACTGGTGGTCCAGTCGATACTGGTGAAGTAGACCGTACTGGTTGGTATAATTACACTACTAGTTACAGTAGAAGGAGATATGAAGACGAAACACTGACTCCTGCACAACAAGGATGGGGTGATCCTAATGCAGCAGACATTGCATCTAGTAATGCAAACTTTGAATGGTACTTTGGTAAGAACGGAGCAGTCAAATGTGCACTGCCTAGGTTCTTAGGATTCCACGATGCTTTTGAGGGGCAGTTCGTGTACTATCTGTATAACACTGAGTATCCATTTGCGGGACCTGTATTTGGTATTAACTTCACTACTACGGATGCTCCTTGTATTAGTGGTGCTAGGGATCAGCAGGAAGAACCCACTATCACATATAAGAGTATCTACTATAAGATTAGAGAGGATGCTTGGAAAACACAGAAGACACGTTTAACTGTATCTGCACCTAATGGTGATGGTATTGCTGATTCGTTCTGGACTTGTGGAACTGATGATGAGATGATCTTTTTCCGTTATACGTCTTCTGAAGGTGCCTTCTTAGTGGGTGAGAACGTCAAAGGATGGCGTATTAGTCAAGTTAGGTACTTTGGAGACGAACTTAAGTGCGGTTATATGCGTTTAAGACACAGAAAAGCAAGAAATGGGCAAACTTTTAGTTACAATGAGACCATTACCGCCAATGATGGTGCAACTGCACTTGTTTTAGCGGGTTATGGCATCAAAGATCGCGGTGCTTTCTTCGGAGTCTATGAATTTCCGAAGAAATTGTCATATTTCAAGGTAGAAATTGATAATAGAGCGTTAATACCTAGAAGAACACTCGATGAAGCAATTTTAACTGCAACTATTGACAAAAAAGGGCGTGTTGGGTCCATTGAGATCATAAATGCTGGTCGGGGGTACGTTAATCCTGATGTAATTGTGTCTATTCCCGATGAATTGAAGGAAGAGGGGTTCACAGATACCGCAGAGAACACTGTTGAGGCATTTCAAGACTCGAAACTCGCAAAATACAATGTGAACATTGAATCAAGTGATGAATTTGATCAAAGTACGAAGTCTGCACGTAAATTGACCCGTAAAATCAAGAATGACAAGTTTTTGACTGATGCAGGGTTCACAAAATCGATCAAACAAGCAGAAGCACGTATTACACTGAATGAGATTGGTGCTGTTAAGACTGCAACAATTACTGAGAAGGGAAAAGGATATACACCTGGTGATAAGGTTATTGTTTACGTTGTAGAGAGGGAAACCGAGTCTAGACAAGACGATTTCATTGGAGCAGGGATGAAGGAGGCAACAAAGCAGTTTGATAAGACGTGGGATGACCCAGATATGCCAATGGTCGATATTCAAACCTCTATGACAGACGAAAACGGTAATGAAGTGCCTGTTTCGACCACTTCACTGTTTGATGATGGTAAAAGAGCGTATGCTGATGCAGTTCAGGAGTTTGATGAACCCGTCACATCCACATATGTGACATCTTATCTCAAAGCACACGAAAAAAGTGATACTGAAAAGACAAAGTTCTGTAAAGACGTACTACCAATCAAATGTTTAGACCCAGGTATCGGTAGTGATTGGCACAATATTTCAAATTACATCAATCCAAGTGAAATATACAGAGAGTCAAAGAAATGGAATCCTGCTCTTGAGAAGGAAGAAGAGAGACTTGCTGCTGTTACTGCTGAAAGTCAGTCTGCATCTGGAACAATTAACCAAAGAATGAACAATGGTATGACAGGAATACTTGGTGGAGACTGTCTTGAAGTAGCACAAAGCACACTTTACGGCGTCAGACGCTTCTTTGACATCCCTTGCCCCGAAGAAAAGATTGGTACGGACGGTGTTTCACGTACTTTTGGGTTCCTTCCGTACAAATACTGTGGTTCTGATAGAGAATCCGCACAAGTTAAGGTGACTTTAGAGGTAGAAGGTAATGTAATGAAGAAAGGGGAGGCAATAAACACGGATTTTATTGACTTTTTGAAGGATTTACCCAAACCAACTCTTACTGCACCGCGTTTTGTGGGTGCCCCAGGCAAAGGAAAGTCGCATTCTTGTAAGAGAGGGTCAAATGTAGAGGGTAAATGCTATGAAACTGGTAAAGGTCAGTACACATTCGTCCCAGATTCGGGTGATGAGAACACTTTTGACTTCTATGGTACAGAATTAGAGCAGTTGGAGACGTGGTTAGGTAATGGAAACTTCAGTTCTTATGGTACAGGCACCTCTACACACACTACTACTGACCCAAATACGGGTGCTCAGACTACATACTCCCTTACATACAACACAATTCAACTCGCAAGTTGCTCTGGAGGCAAGTTCCCAGAACCCTGTTGGCATAATTTTGTGGTAGATGGTGTGTTGGATACCTATAACTCTTGGGATAGTAGTGGAAATGCGAATGATAACTGGGCAAGTAACCTTTGTACTAGTGCTCCATTCAGTAATTACTTCACTAACTGTGCTGCATTAAGAAATGTGATCTACTCAACCATCTCTTTTGACCCAGGTGCTATCTCAGATAACGAGAATAACATCCAACTTGCTCCAATTGGAGGTAGATTGAACTATACAAACTACCTAACAGGTGCAACTATTCTTATGGATAGGGCACTAGATAGATTTGGGAACCCTTATTTCGACGAATGTGATCTAGGAAGTTACTAATGGCACTAGGATTAAACAAACCAGTAGCAAATCATAATGGATTACCTTGTACAGGACACGGTATTCCAATTCCTGCTACTATTCACTCAACACAACCTTGTAAATCACCTCCTGTTAGGTTAGGAATTGTGATGAAAAACCTGACTTGCCTGTGGCCACCAACTCCTTTGGTACCTTTGACTGCTCTGAACCCTGCTAGAGCGATGGTTCTTGTCAATGGACTGCCTATTATGGTTTTGGGTGACGCTTTTACACCTCATTTGTCACCAACAACGAATATTATTAACTATTTGTGTCCTTGTGGTAAAGCGACTTGTATTATTCCAACTCCAACAGTGTGTTCACTTCTGACTGCAGAGGATCTTGCAGGTGGTCACCCTAGAGTTCTTGATACTGGGTTCTATCAGTCTGTAAGGGCGTTTAAGATACCCATCGGTAGATTGGGTGATAACTTAGGTAAAGGCAGTCTGCCGCCCGTCAGCATAGGGTATCCGTGTATGTCTAAGATCGCTTATGGATCTCCTAATGTCCTAGCAGGATAATTGTGCTATAATTCTAGAGTAGTTTCAAAACACGTATGGCACGTTCAAAAACAGGTCTCTCTGGAGGCGTCTTTATTGAGTCAAATCCTAAAAAGACTCGTCAAGGAAATGGAAGGCACACAAAATATACAGCAACCTCTCGGAATGGTAAGACCAAGAGGTATAGGGGTCAGGGTAAGTGAGACCAGAAACCCGAGAATCTATGGAAATGTTATTCGAGGCGAAATGGAACTTACCTAAAGCAGCGAAGAACTGTAATCTAACAGACAAGGAGATGAAAATCACCTTCAACGAATATTGCTCATTTCACCCTCCTACTTGGAAGGATACTAAATAAAATGACCAGTGATAGGAACCACTATAAAAGTTCTTCACTTAAAAACGGAGAACAAAATGGTTAAGGTTGATCAAGCAGATTGGTTCATCCGATCGGGCAGATGTTTAGTAACTGATCCTAGAGCTGATAAATACTTAAAACAAGTATCAGATCGTGGCGTACAGGTTCAAAGCAGACAGGAATCTAAGCAGACAGTTTAGAGATTTAGGTATTGGGATGAAATCAAATCCCAATACTGAAGATTTTTCTGTGGTTAAGAACGAGAACGCAATCAAACAATCTATGAAGAACCTGTTGTTGACAGAGTTCGGTGAAAGACCGTTCCAACCAACCACAGGTTCTCGTGTTAGATCAATGTTGTTTGAGAACTTCGATATTTTTATGATTGAAGGTCTAAATGACGAAATTAGGAATACCCTAAAGCGTTTAGAACCAAGAGTGATAGTTAATGATGTTCGTTGTAATGTTGATAACGACAATGAACTACAAGTTGAGATTGATTACACAATCATCGGTGAACAACTAGTTCAAACTATTGACTTCCTCTTAGAGAAGGCGTAAAAATGGCAGCAATTCCCTCAAATTTAACCTCATTAGATTTTACAGAAATCAGAGAATCTATTAGATCATATCTGCGAACGAGAAACGAGTTCACGGACTATGACTTTGATGGTAGTTCTGCGTCATATCTATTGGACGTATTATCATATAACACATACTATGCTGCCTTCAACGCTAATATGGCGATGAATGAGGCGTTCCTTGAGAGTGCAACTGTTAGAGACAACGTTGTCAAGGTCGCAAAGCAACTAAACTATACCCCAAGATCAATCAAAGCAAGTAAAGCGTGTGTTAGATTCAGTGTTCAAACCGCAGCACTTGGTGATGGTACCTCATATCCGACGCAAGTCTCTCTCCAAGCAGGAGATGTTTTTGTATCTACTACTAATGGTGATCCATTCACGTTCACTCTCCCTAACGAGATCAGAGCAACTGTTAATCAATCTGATGGTGTTGCGACGTTTGATAAGGTTATCATCTATCAAGGAAACACTCTTGAGTTCTCTTACACAGTTGATGACGTTAACAAAAGAGAATACCTAGTTCCTGCAGAGAGTGTTGATACTTCTTTGCTGTTTGTGTCAATTTCTCCTAATGCACAGTCAACAGAAATCGATACTTACAATCTTGTACAGAATATTGTTGATGTAGACGGTACAACTCGTGGTTATTTCTTAGAAGAGACTGATGATCTACGTTATAACGTCATCTTTGGTGATGGTGTTATTTGTCGTAGGTTGATTTCTGGTGAAGTCATCCGTATGAAGTATATTCGCACTGATGGTCCTGATGCAAACGGATGTAAGCGATTTAACTTCATTGGTAGAGTTCAGGACAGTGAAGGGCGTTTTATCAACAATGCAGGCATCTCTCTGGTGACCATAGACGGGTCTCAAGACGGTGAAGCGTTAGAGAATACCCTATCCATCAAATACAACGCTCCTAGGGCGTTTAACAGTCAGAATAGAGCAGTTACTGAGTCTGATTACGAATATATCACTAAGAAAGTATATCCTCCTGCAAGATCAGTGACTGCATATGGTGGAGAGCGTCTTAATCCTCCTGTGTACGGAAAGGTGTACGTTGCTATCCGTACTAAGTCTGGTGCTGCACTAAACACCACTACGAAGAAGCGTATCAAGAATGATTTACAGAAATATGCGATTGCTGCTATTGAACCAGTAATTATTGATCCTATTTCACTTTATATCAGACCTAAGACTTGGGCGTTCTTTGATGGCACTAAGACTAACCTGTCTAACAACGAAGTTGCAACAACTATCCTTGGATCTGTAGATCAGTACAATCAGCAGGGTTCTTCATCCAGATTCAGTGGTCGTATTGACATCTCTGCTTATCAGAGAATGATTGATGATTCAGATCCTGCTATTAGCGGTAACATCACTCATATGACACTTGGTATGAACATTGATGGATTTGAATTTGGTCAAACATTCTCCAAGTGTGTTGACTTTGAAAATGAGATTGAGAATCCCAATGACCTCTCTGGAGGAACTAAAGGTAATGGTGGTGGTGACGGAACTTGTTTACCCAAGTATTCCAGTGTAAAAACTGGCACATTCTATGCTACTGGATACACAGAGAACCTTATTGCCATTCAAGGTACAGATTCCAACTCAATTTCATCAACATCGTTCATTGATAATGATACTTCGGCACTTTTACCTGTAAATATCCGTGATGACGGTTATGGCAACCTCATTATGGTTACAAAACAGGATGAAAAAGAAGTTACACTTCAATCTTCAGTGGGAACTGTAGATTACAAGAATGGAATCGTTTGTGTCGGTCCTGTAGATGTACATTCTACTCCTGACGGAACAAATCGTATTCCAGTTACTGTGATTCCAAAATCACCAAATATCAACATTGGTTCTGGTGTTGACCCATCAATCTTTAACCCGATTGTCACAACAGTTGATTACACAATTGATGGCAGTAACATTGGAGCATTTGATCCATATGACTTTACTGCAATTAACTTTGACGGAACTCCACTAAATATCATTGATTATCCAACAACAGTATTTGAACTTCCCGAGTTTAACTCCTGTTTCTAAGACCGTAATACGAAAAAATGGTTGCACACAACACAGCAATTAAGGTCTCTCAAAGACTGAGTAGTCAGATTCCTGCGTTTATCAAGGAGGATCACGACCAGTTCGTGAACTTGTTGACAGAATACTACAAGTCGCAGGAGAAATCAGGTCGTCCTTACGACATTTTAAACAATATACTTTCATATGTTGACATTGGGTCGGGTGAATTCGATCCAAATTTCTTGTCGTCTGAATCTGCTGTACTAGAAGCGGTTGATGCTACAGAGAATAAAATTATTGCTGAGAATGTAAACTACTTCTTAGAGAAAGATGGTACTATAAAAATTGACAATGAAGTTCTATATTACGAGTCTGTAACACATTCTCCTGACATTGTTTTCACTCCAGGGGTCAATAAACAAGAATTTGATAGAAAAGTACAAGAATTTGAACCTATCAATACTCAGTTTGATAGTGCAAAGACAGAATTTAATTTAAGACAGTTAGGTAAACCAGTTTCACCTCAGTCTTCAAATCACCTTTTGGTGATCGTAAATAACGATTTTATGTTCCCTGACAGGGATTACTTCGTTGAAGGAGACAAGATACGCTTTGTAAACCCTCCAGCACCGACTACAGGGGTGTTGACAGGTGCAGTCAATACCATTCGTTATCTGATTGGTTACACAAGCGTTCCAGTCCGTTCTCTGGACACCATTACAGTTGCTGTTGATGCTACTGAGTTTGCACTAAAACTCAACACTCAAGCATACAGTCCTCTTTCTACTGTGGCAGCGATCGTTGTTGTCAACAGAACAGAGAAGAGACCGTTCGAAGAATTCACAATTTTTGAAGATAAGATCATCTTCAAGCAACCTGTTTCACAAAATGCTACAATTGACGTAAGATCTGTTGAACTGATTGCTCCTGAATTTGGTTCAGGTGCGTCAGCAGTCTCCCAAATCGTAAATGCATCAGTTAATGACATCCTTGTTAGAAATGGTGGTAGTGGTTACAGAGTAAGTTTTGCTCCCAAGATCACTATTCAGTCAAATAAAGGTCCTGGTTCTGGTGCTACTGCCGAAGCACTTGTAAATGGTATCAAGAACACTCAACTTCTATTTGCTGGTCAAGGTTATTCATCTAACAATCCTCCTGTGGTAATTGTGGATGCACCTTCTGATGCAGAAGGCAGTAGAGCAACTATTACAGCAATTGTATCTGATGAAATCGAAGGTGTTACAGAACTGCGTGTTACTTCTTCAGGAAGTGGATATGACCGCATTCCTTCAATTAAGTTTGTTAATCCTGGTGGTGCTACTTGCACCAATCCTACAGTCGAAAACGGATCAATCGTTGCAGGATCAATCTCAGTCGTAGACAATGGTTCAGGATACACAACTGCACCTTTGGTGTATATGGATCCTCCTACTGGAGATAATGCTATTAATGCAACTGCTCAGGCAATTCTTGATGCTGACGGTAGAGTAACAAGCATTAATCTTATTTCTTCAGGTCAAGGATATGAAGGTAACATCAGGGCAAAGATTATTGACCCTGTTGGTGCACAGATCCTTGATGTATCTTGTACTGGTGGTAGAGTTACTAATATTGAACTATTGACAGGTGGTAAGGGTTATACCGATGCTCCATCTGTGTATATCGTTGATAATAGAAAGGATTCTAACAATCAACCTATTGGTGGTACTGGTGCAACAGCAGTTGCTACCATCTTCAACGGTGAAATCACTGACATTAATATCACTGACTTTGGTACTGGATACTCTGATACAGAACCTCCTAAGGTCTTTATCGCTGCTCCTCCTGCACCAGAAGCGTCTTGTGACGTTGGTTTTGGAGAGATTACAGGTTTTACTATCCATAGTTCTGGAGTAGGATACGAACCATCAGCATTCGTCAACGTAAAACGCGGAGTATCTGCCGTTACTTCCTTTGACCAAGCAGGTCATCAGATATACAGCAAAGAATCCGATCTACAACAGTCTTCTCACGCTGTTGGAAGCACTATTAGTAATCTAGATAATCTTTTTGCTAAGGAATTATACAGAAGATTCGTAAATCAATATCTTCCAAACGCGGAAATTGACTACAATAAAGTTAATGCTCCGCAGATTATTAAGACTATTGGTGATTTTTACGCATCGAAAGGTACGAAAATCTCCACACAGTACCTCTTTAAGATACTTTACTCTGAAAATGTTGATGTTTCTTATCCTAAAGATGAGATTATCAAACCATCTGCTGCAACTTGGAACGTAGATACCGTTCTCAGAGCAGAACTTTTGGAAGGTTCACTTGAGAATCTACTCGATTCACAGTTGATTCAGTATGTTGATCCTGTTGATACTGGTGTAAAAGGTGCATCTGCACTGATTGAGAACGTTATTGCCATCGATACTGGTGTTGGTACTGTATATGAACTTGCAATTTCTGAGGAAACACTGCAGGGTTCTTTTACTATCCCATACAGAACACTCCTTGTTGAGGAACTTTCTACTACTGAGTCCATTATTACAGTTGACTCTACTATCGGTTGGCCAGAAAGAAACGGTACAATCCGTATCAATGACGATGAAGTTGTACAGTATAAAGAGAAAACACTAAACCAGTTCATCGAATGTACTCGTTCTAAGAACGGTGTGGTTGAAGATTGGGATGCTGGTACTATTGTTTACTCTGACATCTTCGTTTATGTAAACCGTGGCACTGAAACTGAGTGTAAACTACGTGTTCTTGGTATTGCTGATGCAGAATCCACTGTATTGTCTGACAATGGTTCATACTATCTTCCTGGTGACAAACTAAACGTTGCATCACTTGGTTCGACTTCTAATGACCAAAGAGTCACTTCTTGGTTGTACAACGTTAAAAAACTAATCAATATTGCCAATATCGTCCCTGGTGGTCTTAATAATCAGACTGCGACGGTTACTTGCTCTAATAACCACGGTCTACTGGTTGGTGACACTGTTACAATCTACGGTGCAAACCCAACTGTGTTTAACGGTACCTTCTTTGTAACCTCCCGTATTAGTAATACACTGTTTGAATATAATATTCCTGCCCCTGCCCCTAACTCACCACAGGGTAATATCCTTCTTTCTGTTGACCTCAACAAAGGTAAGTCACCTGAAGAGGGTATTAGCGTTGCTATCAGAGACTTTACTACCAACGTACAGAATACATTCTTCAATGATCAGTATGCATACATTGCATCCTCTGGTATTCCAAACTATCAGGTTGGTCCTTTCTTAGGATCTGCGCTACTTCCTGGAAACCAGCGTAAATTGATCCGTATTCCTAGAGTTATCAATACAATCTCTAGACGTACAGACACATCCTTTGGTCCTATTGGTGCTTGGGTAAACGGTGTATCTACTTGGTCTTATAAGTCACAGACTAAGATTAAGTTTGGTGGATTGACTGGTATAACTATTGATAACCCTGGTACTGGGTATGATGCTGCTAATCCTCCTGTTATTGAAATCAATGGTGGTGGCGGTAGTGGTGCCAGCGCAAGTGTTGTTGTTAACGGTGCATTAAGTGAGATCTCAGTTTCTAGCGGGGGTACTGGTTACACTTCTAGTCCTCTTGTTTCTATCGTGGGTGGTGGTGGATTCGGTGCTACTGCTACCGCTGTTATTACCAATGGTATAGTATCTAAGATCCTTGTTGAGACCCCAGGTCAAGGATATACATCACAACCTGATGTTTCCATCTCTGGTGGGGGTGGTACTGGATGTACTGCTACCGCGCAGGTACGTGGTCCTATTCAATCTGTAAGTATTGATAACACAGGTTCCACTTACACTGCCTCTCCTACTATTAAGTTGAACTCTGGTGAAGGTGCTGTTGCTCAATCAATCATCATTAACGGTAGAATCGTTTCTATCGCTATCATTGCTGCAGGTAGAGGATACACAACTGCTCCTGAGATTGTAATCAATGGAGACGGTTACGGTGCCATTGCAAGAGCAACTATCGGTACTGTTGGTGAGGATAGAGGTAAAGTTATTGGTGTTACTGTTATAAACAGAGGTATTGGTTATACTACTGGTAATACTACTATTCGCTTGGGAGCGGTTGGTGAACTAGCAGCATTTACTGCAACTGTATTTGAGTGGACTAGAAACCTTCAAGATGAACTTGGAGCAAACTTTGATACAGCACGTGGTTATGTGTTTGCAGGATATAATACACAATATGGTGGTGAATATGCACACCTTTCAGATCCTAAGCAACTAAGATATGTTCTTGGTGATAACGTATTCAAGAATCAGTCAACACAGCAATTACAAGAACTTTCGACTGGATACCAACACTCTCCTATTTTGGGTTGGGCTTTCGATGGTAACCCTATCTACGGACCTTACGGTTACATTGATGCTACTGACCAGTCATCTGGTGTTAGAAGAATTCGTTCATCTTATAGAATTAAACCTGTACTTCTGTACGATGTTGATACTAACCCTACCCCAATTCGCGCAGATGGTCCTCTTCTTAGCAATTATATTGCAGGATCATTCATTGATGATTATGAATATGTTTTCCAAGAGGGTGATTTAGACCAGTATAACGGTCGTTTCTGTAAGACTCCTCAGTTCCCTGAGGGTGTTTACGCTTATTTCGTAGCAATCGACGCAACTGATGCTGGTAATCCTATATTCCCATACATTTGTGGACCTCAGTTGTATTCATCACCTGATGAGTGGAACTTCTCTCAAGATGCTGTACAGACCAATATCCCTGCTGATGTGGTTAGATTCCGTGATCCTTATGAGGATGTGGATATTGATATTGATCGTACACCTAACCAAGCAACTGATACTCTTGTTACTGAACTTGGTGAGGATCTTATCTTCGAAATTGAAGATACTAATAGAGATGGTCTTATCAATAACCTTGAAGACACCACACCTATTCAGATCACTGAAGAACCCGTACTACAATTATTTGATTACTACCCTAAAGTTTCTACAAGATCAGTTGTTGATATTGATATTGAGACTACGACCAAGTTCGAAGACGCTAAAGTTGACGGATTCGTGGTTGAGAACCCAGGTATATCATATAAAGTCAATGATAAACTATACTTTGATAACGAGGGAACTGATGGTTTCGGAGCCTCCGCAAAAGTTGAAGCGGTTAAAGGTTTAGATATTGCAGGTTTCAACTCTTATATCTCAAATGATCGCCCATATGGACGTATCACTACTGCAACTGAGCACGAACTGCGTGTAGATGATCAGATCATTATTAACTCCACACCTATTCTTGATGACACCAATAAGACTTTCAGAGTGAAAGTGATCGATGGTGTTGAAAGAGTTACTGTTGATCAGGAAGGTCTTGGATATTCTGAGGACATTCCTCCAACATATGAGATCATTACTGACTCTGGTCAAGATTTCAATATTGACATCAATAGAGATGAAGGTGGTGCTGTAAGAACTGTAAGTATTATTAACTCTGGTTCAGGATACTCTGAAACTAATCCTCCACAGATTCGTGTTTCTCATCCTCAGAGATTCAAGAAAGCAACTTACTTCTTAGCATTCCTTGAAGAAGCAGGTTCTACTCTTACTATCAATGACATCAAAGTTGCTGATGATCGTACTTTCTATGTCTGTGGTAAGACAACAGTTGTAGGTGGCGATACAGCAGGTGTTCTTGCTAAGTTTAATAGCGATGGTAGATTGCTTTGGAAGCGTACTCTAATTCCTACCGTTCCTGCAACTGATGATAAGTCATTGCAGTGGAAGTCACTTCATATTGAGAACTCTAATCCTCATAACATCTATGTTGTCGGTGAGACTGTTCCAAATATTAGTAACCTAACTCACAACCCTGACATTGTTGTTGCTAAGTATCAGTCAGGTTTTGACAATGCCAACAATCCTGATGGTCTTATTCAGTGGCAGCGTGACATTGCTGGTATCTCTGGATCTACCAGAAGAGACTATGCTTCTAATATCAGACTCGACCAAGATGGTCGTGTGATGATTGCTGGTCATACTGACTCAAACTCCACTGCACCTGACGATATGTGGGTTGCATTGATGGATATTGATGGATCTGTTATGGAGAAGCGTAAGATCGCTTCTGCCGCTGCAAGTGAGCATCTTCATCAGATTGAGTGGAGAACCAATGATACATTCCTCTTCTGTGGTATCTCTGATCCTGCAGGTGCCGCCAATATCATTATTGGTGAGACATACTACGATACTGCTACTATTGAAGTACAGTGGTCTAAGCAAATCGAATCTGGTGCTTATCAGTTTGCTGATCCTACATTTGCTATTGATGAATATGGTTCAGTTTATGTAACTGCAACTGCTATTGATACAAATGCTAAGAACTACGGTGTTCTTTACGCTAAATTTGATAATGCAGACTATACACAAGTAGCAACTGCTAAAATTTACGTTCCTACTGGAACTTACACTTCTATCAAGAATGCAGGGGTCACTTTTGATGTATTTGGTAATATTGACCTCAGTGCAGTTGTTGAAAGAGATTTCAACGCTGTTCAATCAATTAGTGTCAAGATTTCTTGGAATACTAGTTCTGTTCTCTCTGCTGCTGAAGTATCGGAGACAAATGGTATTGGTTATCACGCCACTTGTGTTGCAAATGACAACTCTGGCGATACTTTGATTGCTGGTAATAAAGTTGAGGCAGATCAACTTGCTATCTTCAACTGGAACACTGCAGACAACATCTTTGATGAAACATACAATGACACTCTAAGAACTGGTACAAACAAGCAGTGGGCTGCCACAGGCAACGCTGTTATTGATAATACTAAGTTCTACAATGGTGCATCTTCACTGAAACTTGATGCTTCTAACTCAATGCTCCTTCAGTATGGTACAACTGCTGATATTAGTGTTGAGTGGACAATGGAAGGTTGGTTTGCTCTTGGCAATACTCAATATGCTGCACAGGCATCTAACCCAGAATTCTTCGGTATTGTCTCTCAGTTAAGTCAAGAAGTCAAGGTTGGTGTCGATGGTACTTCAGGTAGTGCTAATTTCGGTAAGATCTTCCTTGATCTTAATGGATCTACCTCATATTCTACTGGTACAACATTCTGGACTACATTTAACTCTGAAGCGTGGGTTCACGTTGCTATTTCTAAGCAACGCCCTGGAGTTGGTTCTTACATCTATCGTATCTACATTAATGGTGTAGAAGCACATTCAGTTAACAGTGCTACTGTTGACGTTAATATGATGCAGGCAACACTTGGTCCTATCTCAACTCCAAGTTCTACTAACAACTGGATCGGTTGGATTGACAACTTTGTTGTTACACCTTCTGCTAAGTACATAGATGCATTCACTGCTGGTCTTGTTACTGGAACAAACTCAGTTGATAAAGCATTCATTTATAAGATTGACAAAGATAAGACAAAACTTGGTTCATTCACCCTGAATAATGTAGAGACAGGACATACCATAAACGTCGCCGCCAGCAGCAGTTATACGTTTAATACCCAGTCGGTTGCTGTTAACCCCTGGTTAATAGGTCCTGCTGGTATTCAGATCCTTGATTACTCAGATGTTGTATCAACCCACGTCCCTGGAGTTTATACAGTTACATCTACTGACCAGTCATACGCAACTAGAACTGCAACTATTCCTACACAGGGTGGTAAGAAATTGCTTCTTACTACTAAGGTTATTCCTAAGTTCTATATTAGAGATGCAAAATACTCTACTATTGACCTTGTTAAGACACTCACATTCAATCAGAATGCTACCTTTACTAAAGGGTCAATACTTCAACAGTATTCTGTGATTGGTGGTAATGATGTTGTATCTGCATACGGTACTGTCGTTGAGGTTGGAACAAGTTCTTGTAAGATCGGTAAGATTATTGGTACGTTTGATACCTCTAAACTTCTAAAATCAACTGTTGGTGATGTGAACGAGATGGACAAAGAGTTCACCGTTCTTACCACAACTCCTGTTTGGGAGGAAAATCAGAACTATACAGTTGGTGATGTTGTTTATAGTAACGGTAAGATCTATACATCTGGTACAACTGCTACTGCAGGTGCTGTTGCTCCTGTACACACATCAGGTACTGTCTCTGATGGTAATATCAACTGGGCATTCACATCGACTGCAGGTTCATTCCAAGTAGATTTGGCGAACAGTGTTCACGGATCTGGTACTCTTGCAGCATTTGCATCTTGGAAACCTTTCAATTCTGCTGACTATACTATTAGAATTCAACAGATCTATGCTGACTCCACCTTTATTAAAGGAGACACCATTGATGCTGATGCTGTTAACTTGACATTTGCTGTAGATGCAACTGGTAAGATTGCAACATTTGGTGGTCTTGTTGGTGTTAAACAATTCAATCTTCAGGCAAAACTCAATAAAGACGTTGTTCCTTCACAAGCACTAACAAATACTGACCTTGTTTACTGCTCTGCTACTAGCAGACACAACTATGAAGTAAATGATATTATCTTTACTGAGAGATTCGCTACTAATGAATATAACGGTTCATTCTTTGTTGAGGAAATATTTACTAGTAGAGACTTCACATTCCGTATAAGAAGCACTGCTGTTCAGGATCCTACCTTCTCAGGTACAGGTTCTTCTGTTTCTAACATTAATATCTACGCTAAGCATCCTAAGTTCCTATTTGTTAGAGGACATCAGTATCTCTTTGACCTTGACGATCCTTCTAACCTTGGATACTTCCTGTCATTCTCTAGAGATAACCAGTATAAACTGGAATATCCATTCATTAACATCATTAGAGAGGGTACACCTGGATTTACTGATGATGATTCACCGACTCCGTTGGTTAAATTTATCATCAATGAAGATATTACTAACATCTCATACTACTTTGACCCATCTAGAACCTCAGCAGACAACTCTCCTGTTGGTGAGGGATCATTTATTGACGTTATTCAGTCTCCTTATGCAGGAACATTCACTATTTCTAACGTTTCTAGTGATGGATTGGAGTTTGACTTCCCACTTCTTGTTGAACCAGAGAAATCTAACGCTCCTGTAGGCAATAATGAGTTTGGACTTCCACGTTCTATCTACTCTACAACATCAATTAAGGCAATTGGACCTATTTCAACCATTAAATTGGTGAATCCAGGTGGATTCTATCAGAAATTACCTATCGTTACTGATATTGCGTCTAACAGAGAGATTGAAAAGGTTCGTATCACCAATGGTGGTACTGAATATGTTAATGGTGTGTACTATAACGTACCTATTTCAGGAGATGGAGAAGGTGCAAGTTGTAATATCACTGTTACTGATGATGGAGACTTCACTGGTGTTATCACTAGCGTTGTTTTAACCTCTGCTGGTAAAGGATATACAACAGCATCTATAGATATTGACTCTATTTCTGGAATTCTTGGACCTCTACTTGCTGGTTCAGGTGGTATTCTTGATGTTGTGATTCCTTCTGAAGGTTCAGGTGCTTCTGTATTCCTACAAGGTAAGAGTATCGGACGTATCAAGAAACTTAAGAACAACGAATTTGGTTTCGGTTATTCTCACGACTATACTTTGAGACCTGAAATCACTTTCCCAGTGAACCTTCAGTTGTTTAATACCGCTATTCTTGCAGAAATCAAGATCACAAACCCTGGTTCTGGTTACACCTCTACACCTGCTGTTGTTATTTCTGGTGGTGGTGGATCAGGTGCTGCTGCTGAAGCGATCGTTAAGAATAATCGTCTTAGTGAAGTTATCATCAAAGATCCTGGTGCAGGATACAGTTCTGAACCTTCAGTCACACTTAAGTCAGAATTTAACTACGTTGTTAACATTGACCTCGGTTACCTACAGTTTAACTTCCCACACGGTATTACGACTGGTGCTGAAATCCAGTTGAGAGCAGAAGATCTTGGATCTACAGTTGGTATTCTACCAAAACCAAGTTCTGCTGGTTTGGTCAGTCTATCTTCTACTCAGACTTACTATGCTATTGCTGGAGAGGCAAATGGTCTTGAATCTGACCAACTTAGAATCTCACTTACTAAACTTGACGCTGAATCTGGTTCTTACATCACATTCTTGACACAAGGTGAAGGTAGACAGATTCTCTTAACCGAAGTGTTTGGTGGTCAAGCAACTGCTATCGTTGAAACATCTCGTTTCTTAGAAGGTGAACTTGTTTATCAAGGTTCTTCACTTGAACTTGCATCTGCTACAGGTTATGTTTCTACTAACCAAGGTTGGCAGATTGGACCTAGAATCCTTAAACTTGAGAACTATGACGGTGTTTGGACCCCAGGTGAGCGTGTAACTGGTGAAGTTTCTCGTGCTTCTGGTTTGATTGATAACCTTTCAATCGCTCGTGGTACTCTTAATATTGACTCACTAACTAATACTCCAGGTCAGTTTATCGATGACGTTGGTAAACCATCTGAAATCGTTCAGAAAATTCAAGATAGTTACTTCTATCAGAACTTCTCCTACGTTATTAAGTCTGAAACACCTATCAACCAGTGGAGAAAACCTGTACTAGAAACAAACCACCCTGTTGGATTCAACCTATTTGGTGAACTATCAATCACTGGTGGTAAGGATATTTCTGGAAGAAAGGTTGTATCTGATCTTGTTAAAGAAGTTAATATCAACGCATTCACTAATATTAACCAGATTACATCATTTGCTAACGCACAACCAATATACACACAATTTAATAACACTGAAGTCCTATTCAGACAGAAGAGACTTACTAACTCTGAGGAAATTCTAACTTCTATCGTTAAGAAGATTGATAACATTTCCGAAGACTTTGATGGTATCAGAACTCAATTCCCACTGAATGTTGAGGGTGGTTCTATTACTGCGACTGAAGATCAGATGTTTGTTCTTCTTAATGGTGTCGCACAGGCACCTGGAGATTCATTCTCTACAGCAGGTCCTTCTATTGTATTCTCTGAACCTCCAAAGGCACCTTCTAGAATTAAGTTCAGAAATATTACATTCACTCAACTTTTAATTACTCGTGTTCAGTTCTCTGAACTCGGTGGTATCTTCCCCTTAGTTGGTAACAGGGTCAGAGGTATTATCTCTGAAGCAACTGGTATTGTTGTGGATTCTGGTACTGACTACATTGACCTTCTTAATATTGAGAACGGACCAAGCGGAGGATTCCAAGAGGGCGAATTTATTCTTAACAGTGCTACTGGATTTAACTCTAGAATCGGTGATTCTGGAGAAGGAACTGGTGGTATCTTCCCAGTTTCATCTAAGACAATCTTTGAACAGGGTGAGAGAGTTACTAACTTATCTGGTAAGTTTGCAATCATTGAGGAGAACAACCTTGATGAAGGTAACATCAATACCTCTCTGGTTGTTTCTAGAACATCTGGTACTTCTAAGTTTGAAACTGGTGAATTTGAGATCAAGTTCAATGACATAATCTACTCTGCAAGATCTAACATTGCAGCAACTGTTTCTGCTATCTCACCTTATCAGGATGAAATATCTAATCAGATTATCGATACTGTTGACCTTTCACCTTCATCTAGTTTCTTTGCTCTTGTCTTCCAGAGAGTTCCTTCAATCACATTCCCGAACGTCATTCTTGATGACATCGGTGAAACTGTTATTAACCCAACTGAACTATACGATCCTGAGACAACTAACAACCAAGACTTCCTAGATTTCGAAGCAGTTAGAAACCAAGAGATTCGTTACGACAGTCTAACTGGTAATGACTTTGCACCTGGAACAAATATCAGACTTAAGAAGATCTACTTCGGTAACTCTTCTATCAGAACAGTACACGATACTCGTGCTAATAACGCTGCTGAAGCGATTGTGAAGAATAATCGCTTCATCGCTGAAGAAGCGGTGGGCAGAATGTTGGCTTTCTACCCCTCCTTTACCATTCCTACAGGCAGTGCTAATTGTGAGGATGACATCGTTGATATGCTCAACCTAATTGCTTGGCAACTTGAGCACGATGGTAACTCTGAAGTCTGGGATGCTGCAAACTTCTATGTTCAGAATAATACTGTCTATCACGTTGGTGGACAGGAAGCACAGACTGTATATGCAATGAATGCTGCGAGAGACCTCGCTAACCAGTGTATTAATATGGTTAACATCACCACAGAGCACACAACGTTGTCTCAGTGGAAAGATCTTACCATCACTCCAGAATATGAAGTTGTAAGCAACAGTCACGGTGACGCTAGAACCTTGTTACTTGCTAACAAATGGTACATTGCTTACGAAGCACTTCATTATGCTAAGACTCAGAACCCAGGATATAACGTATCTGGTGGAGATGAGCATTGTCTATCAGACATCGTTGATGTTATTGAAGCACTTGCTTATAACGTTGCACACGGTGGTAACGATTTCATCTGGGAAGCAACAGACAGAATCCTTCATTATGGTGTGACATCTGGTGATAGAGACACTATTGTCAACTCCTTTACTAAGGCAAAGGCAATGTCTCTCGATATTATGAGAAATATTGCTGTCACTAAGGTAGGATCACACGGTTGGAACCAAGTAACTATTTCTATCACTGCTGACACTGCGTCTCCGACCTGTCAGGCGGTTGCTGCTGCCATCACTACACTGATGGACATTCTGATTACAAACCTTGGTACAACTGCATCTCCAGGCACTAGAGCGGCATTCCAAGCAGCAGTTACATCAACTGCACCTCAGGCAGACTACTCACAAGGTAGAACTACAATTCCTAATGTAAATGCTTGTGTTGCTCAAACATCTGCTGTTGCAAACTTCTTCAAAATTGTTACTGACACCTTACAAGATCCTACTGGTGCTAATCCTGCAACTTATCAGTGGTCTATTAGTAATGTTCCTAGAATTGCACCAGCGTACACCTTCACTGAAGGTGAGACAATCCGTTCTATCAAGCATTCTTATAAGGACAAATCATCTGGTGGATTCTTCAACTTCGGTCAAACACTGAAAGGTATATCTTCAGGTGCTGTTGCAGAGATCATCGGAACCAACGCTGGTTCTAAATGGGCATATACAAAAGGTGTTACTGGTGCATTCACCACTGCTGAGTACATCACAAACTCCACAATCACTTATAACAACGTTACTGTTGATAAGTTGAACCCTGGAACTGGTACAGGATCACTAGATTTCTCTGGTACATCTTCTAGAATCAACCACGCTTCTAATGCCGCCTTTGCTTTTGGCACTGGTGATTATACGATCGAGATGTGGATCTATCCTACAACTGTATCTGGAACACAAAGACTTATTGATTTCAGAACTGCATCCAGCAGCAGTGCTGGTTCAATCTTCTTACAGGGTACATCACTGAAGTTTGGTATTGCCACAACTGACCATATCACTGCTGCAGGTGCTATTCCTAATGCAAATCAGTGGTATCACATTGCTATTTCCAGAGCATCTAATGTGACCAAACTGTTCGTTGCGGGACAACAGGTTGGATCAGATTACACTGACGCTTCAGACTATGGTAATAGTCCTATCAGTGTTGGTGCATCTTGGAACAATGGTGAGACTTTCACAGGTAATATGGATAACCTTATTATCAGAAAAGGAACCGCCAGCTATTCTAGTGGGTTTATACCCCCCACCGTTTATGATTTCCGTGCTCTTGACATCTCGTTTGGTTTCAACGGAGAAGCACCATTCCCAATAGAACTCTCTGCTGTCTACGCGACATATGAACAGACTATCATCTCTTCTGCTAATGCCGATGGAGTAGAACTCTGGCGTGAAGAGATTATGACAGAGGAAGTTGATGTTTCTCGTGATGCTTATAGAGACTGTGGTGACATCATCTATAAGAACCGTTATTGGATCGCTGAAGAAGCAGTTGGTAGAATGAAGGCGAAATATCCTGCATTTAATATTCCAGGTGACACAGGTACTTCAACTCAAGGTACTGATAAGTGTATTCGCGATACTCATTCCTTTATAATCCCTGCTATTATCGATGACCTTAAGTTGGGTGGTAACTATCACACAATCGTTGCAGGTAGAGGATACTTGGAAGGATCTGGTGCTCTGAAGCATATCAACGGTGAACTTCTACAGTCAATCTACACTTGGCGTGAAGTTGGTAAGATCTGTAATGACATCATCACTAAAGATGCAACTGATCTGACTGGCGAGTACACAAACAGAATTAGAGTTCCTAATTATTTCGCATCTCCTGCAGCATCTACAATTACAGGTTTCATCTCTGACTTGATTGACAATATGTTGGAAGTTATGTCTCCAACAGGACATAGATTTAGAGATGGTGCTGATCTTCTTTACTTCAACCGTGGTGTGATTGCTGATGAAGCAGTCTCTATGATGGAGCAAGAATGGAACGTTATGGTCAACTTTATCCAGATTGATAAGATTGACATTCCTAGCAGAGAGAAGTGTGTTAGAGACATTAGAGATCACATCGTACCCGCTGTTGCAGGTGACTTGATCACTGGTGGTAACTCTAATATTCAGGGTATGATTGATTCTTATCTTGATTCACAGAGTAATATTAACTATATTGAGCACGAATTGCTTGCAATGCTTGATGCTCTTGAGCACGTCAAGTTCCTTGCAAATAAAGCACTTCAGAACCTCTTGGTAGGTAGAAACGAGAACATTGCTAATATTGTAGGTACAACTCCTAATACTATCGATGATTTCTATCAACTTCAGTATAGTGACCTGACTGCATACAGAAAAGAATATGATGCTACTGTCAACTACGATCTAACTGGATCAGTAATTACCGAAAGCACATTCTATCCTCCCGATCCTAAGATCTTCCAAGGATCACATAGAGCACTTGATTCTGCAAACATCATTGAAAGAAATGCTCGTACTATTGCTGCTGAAGCAGTTGACATTGTAACTAAGACATCAGCATTCAAGCATTACAACTTCAGAGTTCCTGGTGGTAAGGTTCATTGTGAGGATGACATCGTTGATTTCATCAACTCTGTTGCTCACGATTTGAGATTCTCTTCTAACAGTGAAGTATATGATGCTGCAGCACTCTATCTGAATACAGATATGGGTCTCAGTCACGTCACTGGTCAATCACAAGAGACAATCTACGCTTATAAGATGGCGAGAGATATGTCAGTTCTCGCGATCCGCAATAAACTTGGGTTTACTCCCTTCGAAGATGTCAGTGCTGGTGGTGGCGGTGGAAATGCTATTGGTGGTGGAGTTCCACGTGGTGATTATGATAGTAACGCTACTACTAATAAGGACTACGACGCAGGTAATGAGATCCTCAATAATATGAGATTCATCGCTTCTACTGCTGTAGGACGTGGATATGCTCAATACCCTAACCTTACATTTGGTGGTTATGGTTACCAGTCTTGTATCGATGATGTTATTGACATCCTTGAAGCAATGGCGTGGAACCTCAAGCACGGTGGTAATAATAAGGTCTGGTATGCAACTGAGTTCTATATCACTGATGCAAACGCTATCCAGCACATCAATTCACAGGCTACTGAAGTTAAGTACATCTTCGAACAGGCACGTGACATCGCTATTGAGGTGATGAGACAGCAGTTAGTTAATGTTAATGGTTACACTGAAGGTTATCCTCAATATGATAATGGTATTACTATTGACTCTAGCAGTTCAACAACTGGTCAGTTAACTCCTACAAACGCAACTTATAATGCAGCAACAGGTGATTTGGTCTTAACTAAGACTGGTCACGGTCTGGTGACAGGTGACGCTGTTCAGATTGCAACTTATGCATTGAAGTTTACTTGTGACTTTGACAGTAATCAATCAGAGCATACTTATCCAAGACCTCTTGATCCTTCAAACGGTGCTCTTCTTCCAGTCACATCTTCTAATTCTTCTACATTTACAGTCAATGTTGGTACAACTAGTAACGTTAACTACGATGTAACGAACGCAATATACAATGAAACAACTGGTGATATGTTCCTTGACATCGGTTCCAACACCTTGGATGTTGGTAGACACGTCAAGTTACCTGACAATGCAGTTACATTTACTTGTACTAAGGATGGTAATGCTACTAACCATTCATATCCTCGTGCCACTGACTATGCATCAGGTAAATCTCTAACTGTTCTTGAGATTGGTGATTCTGAATTTACTGCAACTAATGCAGCATATGTTCCTGCAACTGGTGTTCTAACTCTTACGGTTCCTAACCACGGGTTCGCCAACGGGGACAACGTTCAGATTGTTAGCAACTCCCTGAACTTCACTTGTGATATGGACAACAACTATACTGTTCATTCATATCCTCGTGTATCTGATCCTGCTGCTAACAAGTACCTTCCTATTGGAAACGTTGCTACAAATACATTTACTGTAAACGTTGGTACTACAGGCACAGTTAACTTCACGCCTTCAAACGTTGCATACAATCCCGTTACAGGATTGATGATCTTGACCCTTGGTAATGGTCACGGTCTTGTTACTGGTTCACATCTTAAGATTCAACCCAATTCACTTACATTTACTTGTGAGGAAGACGATAACGCAACCAACCATTCGTATCCTAGAACTACAACTACAACTCATACAGTTACTGATGCTGCTTACAATGGCACATCTGGTATTATGACGCTGACTATTCCTCAGCACGGGTTCTCTAATGGTGATCAAATTAAGATTGCTGATAATGGAGTTACATTTACTTGTGCTCAAGATGGTGATGGATCTAACCACGCATATCCAAGAAGCAGTGACCCTGCATCAGGATCTTGGTTGGAAATCTCTAACGTAACTGCCAATACCTTTAAAGTTCAGGTTCTCCTTTCTGATGGTATTCCTTCAACTAACGTTACTGCACACACCTTTGTTTCAGCAACATCTGGTGGTGTTACTTGGAAGAAGGATAGAGCATACGATGTTCCTCTTGAAGTTACTGCTGCAACTGCAACTACAGTCACAGTCAACGTTCTTGCTTCTGGCAGAACTCCTTCAACCAACACAACTTCTCATACATTTGTAAGTGCTACACCTAACGCAATCTCTGCTGGTGGTAACTACACTCACACATTTACCAGTGCAGTTGCAAACGGAATCAAGTTTAAGAATGGTCGAATCAAGGTTAATGTTAACCCTTCACCTTCTAGTGAACAGTATCCTCATACATTCGTATCCGCTGTATCTAATGCTGTACAGGGTGGTGGTAACTATAACCACACGTTCGTTAGTTCTACAACTAATTCAATCAGTTGGATCACAGGTGGTGGTGGAGCAACAAGATGTGCTACTCAAGCATCTGCTATCACAACATTGATGGGAATCACTGTAGATCTGTTCAACAGTGGTACAAGTAACCCACAAAATTACATAGATGGCATCTCACGTACGCTACCAGGCGAGTGGCCACTGACAGGTGAACGTGCCGCTGTTCGTGATCTCACTATCACATATGATCAGGCAGGATCTGGTGCTTGTAATGTTGAATCCTCAACTATCAGTTCTCTATTCGACATCGTTATTGGTATTGTTAAAGATGCTGCTGCTGGAAATGGTAGTTACTTCACTAACCAAGGCATTAGTAGAAACGCACCTGTATTAAACAACACTCTACTGTTTGGTGGTGGTGTTTGCTACAACGTAACATCTGCTTCCAACATTCTGTTTGATCTTCTTGAGGATACATTAGGATCTGCTCCTGAAATGTATCGTCAGGCATCACGCATACTTTCAATCAATGATCTCTATATTAATAGAGAAGCATATTATAAGACAGTGAACCAGTATTCTGGATACACTGGTGATCAAACATTTGGCGATATAATCAGAAAAGCGTACATTTATGACTTGTTGACTGATAGTAACGCTAAAACAATCGAACTAATTAATACTTGGTTTGATGCCGAGGGTAATTTCGTCGCATTCCCTAATATCTTTAGAACCTATCTAATCTTCCACGCGACAGCAACCACAGATATGATCACACATATCCTTTCTGGTACTGCTCCCGAACCTGGAACTTACAACTTCGAACCTCTCTACAAAGATAGAGAGATGCGTCCTACGATGACTGCTGTACATAAGATTCAGCAGTTGTGGCATTTGGTATATACTGCTCTTGCAGAATCGAAGTTGCCAACTGTTTACCTCAAACAAACAATTGACGTTGGTGTTGATGTAAACTCTGACGGTTCTATCTCTAAAAACAATCATCCATTCGAAGCATATGACCGAGTTAATTACACTGTCTTGGGTACAAATATTGTGGAACTTGACAGGGAGTCGTACTACATCCACCCAGACACTACTTCTTCCAAAATCTACTTGGCAGAATACATTGATGGAGACAAACTTACATCTCTAACACCTGGACTTCCAGGAGAAATTCATACACTTGCAATCGCGAGAGAGACTGGTATCAATAGGATTCCAACCACATATGGCGATCGTATTATTCCTACACCTACATCTGGTGGTATTGAACCTGCTGATATATTCTACGGAACATCATCAGGTGCATATGCTGAAGTTATCAGAATTCAAGATAACCTCGCTGCTGTTAACTACAAGGTTAAGTACCTTCCTATCACCGTTACAAGTAGTGGAACTCCATTCACTAACGGAGAGATGATTGTTAAGACTGGTGCTTCAGCAAACACTGGTAAAATTATCGCAACTGACAACTCAACTTACATCAAGGTAGAGATGACAGGTGGTGATTTCATCGCTTCTGACAATATCGAAGGAATCACAACAGGTGCAACTGCAACTGTGAATGCAGGAATTCACGATAGAGCACTGGTCAACTTCAAGCAAGGTGAGTTTATTGCTACTGACATCCTTTATTCTAAGGAAGATACAGGTAAAGCAAACGCCCTTATCGTTAGAAACAATGATGGTTCTCTAGTCGATAACCAATCAGGTAGAATTACCTACGACATTGAAACTGTTGTTGGAGAATTTGCTCCTAACGATGTTATCTACGGTTCTGTTACCGATCAGATTATCGAAGTTGAAGCATTCACACTCCTTCCTGGATTTGGTGAATACATCCACTCCACTGAAATTACTTCCTTCGTGTACGCAGGATTGATTACTGACACTGGTGTTACTGATACATTCCAAGTTGGTGATGTTCTACAACTCCAAAACTCAGGTCAGTCTGTTGGTCACACATTCGTTGTTACTGAACACGACCTTGATAACAATACAATCTTCCTAGCAAATGAGACTGGACGTTTCGTAAGTATCGGTGATAACCTTTCATCTATCGCAAACGACTCAGCATATCAACTTGCTAAGATTCCACCTGGATCTAACTTCCCATCTGTTTATACATCTGGTATTACACAGGTCAATATCACCACAACATCTGCCTACGGTAAGATTGAGAAGATCCAACAAATCGGTCTTCGCTTGATTATTCACCTTGGTGATACTTCTGGTACATTCCTCAAGAATGCTCAGATCATTGGTGATGCAGGATTCAGAGCAGCGTGTTCAGTCGCTAAGACCCTACGCGGGCGTGTGAAGAGATTCTTCAGAGGATTTGATGGTGTTCAGCAGAACTTCAAGTTAACACAAGAAAACGGTACTGCATACTTCCCAGATCCAGCAGGTCATATGATGATCTTCGTGAATGGTATCCTCCAACCTCCTGGTGGTAACAACGCTTACACAGCATTCTCTGACAACATCCAATTCACTGAAGCACCTGCTGTTGGATCTACATTCCACGGTGTGTACGTCGGTAAGTTGAGACAGTTGGATGACATCTCATTCGACTTTGACTCCTTGAGGAACTCCTTCAACTTGAAACTTGGTGGTGTGTTCTACTCACTTACACTAACTGATGGTGTACAGTCCAACACTATCCTCCCTGAAAACAATATCATCTGTCAGTTGAACGGTGTTATTCAGGAACCTGGAATTGGTTTCGAGATCGTTGGTTCTAGAATCATCTTCTCTGAAGTTCCTCGTGCAGGTTCAACCTTCGTCGCCTTCTCTTACATTGGTTCTGACGTTGACGTTATCGCGGCAACCGTTGTTCCTCCAATCGAATCAGGTGACATCCTACAGATCGAAGGTGAGGACGAGACTAGAGAGGTTGCTCTAATTGAATCTTCTAACTCACTAATCACATTCGAATATTCGGGTGCTGTTAAGGGACGTAATGGAGACGCTCTTGCAATCATCGAGAAAGGACGTGTTACAGAAGCAATCCTTACAAACTCTGGTGATGGTTACGATTCACGTCCTAACGTGGATGTGATTTCATCCTCAGGTTTTGGTGCACGCATCAAGGCACTTGTTGGTCTTGCACGTGTTGACGTGAAGAACGCAGGTCAAGGTTATGCACAACCAACAATCAATGTGAACACCACTGTTCCTGATAACTTCTTCGCACCTTCAGGTGTTGGAGTCAACGGTGGTATCGACATCTATGATCCAAACTACGTTCCTCCAGGTCAAGATCAGGCACAGGGTGAGCAAGCAATCGTCATTGAATCACAACCAGTTAACACAACCGTTAACCAAGGTCAGGTGGCATCCTTCACCGTGATCGCGTCTACTAATCCTGCTGGTGGATCAATAACCTATCAGTGGCAGAAGAAGAACTACGGTGAGAGTGACTGGAATAACGTCAATGGTGCTACATCTCCTACATTCACTTCTCCTGCTACTACACAGGCAGATGGTGGAGATGAATTCAGATGTGGACTCACCGCTGCTGGAGCAACACCAACACTTTCTAACGCTGCAATTCTTACAATTAACATAGGAGCAACTACTGTTGACAACTTCACACCAGACCAAATCTTCGACGATAACTAAATAATGGAAGATGAAGGATTCTATTGCGAGTTAAAGATGGGAATAGACGCTCTTCGGATGCTCTACTCCCATTTAGATTACTCGATAAGAATGTGGCCAGGATCACCTGCTCGTCCCGCTGAGGAGCAATTGTTTCTGGATTCATTAAAGAAGCAAACTTTTGCGATGATTTGTGAATATAACCTTTCTGAAATAGACTAATGGCAGCAAACGGACAGTACAACGCAGTAACAGATGTTCTGACTATCACAGGTAATGGTCTTCCAACGCCTGTGCTTTCTGGTACTTTCCCGAATAGTGATAATTCTAATACAATTACATCATATACTTTCTCACATAATTTTACATATAGAGGTGGAGATGACACAGTTGCTTCAGGAACACTTCCTGTAGGGATCGTTGGTATCAGTGCTAACGGTGTTGCTATCTACAATGCCTCAGGTGGTCCAGATGGCACTCCACCACAGGGTTTTAACTGGGTTGGATCAGCAACAAACACTGCTGTTGACTTTGGTGAAGACAACTGTGGAGGTTATCCTGAAACCACAGGACAATATCATTATCGTGATTCGCATTTCTTGAACTGCTGGAAAGCAAATCAGGTAATGTCAAACTATAATGATTACTACGGTTCTACTCAATATCAAAGTGACAATATGCGTCACCCTGATGGTCACTCTAAGATCATCGGTTTTTGCTTTGACGGGTATCCTATTTACGGACCATATGGATATGATAACCCGACTGATAATACATCAGCGGTTAAAATTATGGTCACAGGGTATAAGATGCGTGATCAGATTGCTGTCAATAGACCTGCATATGATTCAACATACCCTAAAGGTGCATTTATTCAAGACTATGAATACAATGCTGATATAACTGGAAGAAATCTTGATGCATATAACGGGCGTTATTGTCATACTCCCGAGTTTCCGAATGGTACCTTTGCGTACTTTATGTCGATTCACGACGATCTTTCGGATGATAAGACTTATGTTGTCACTGTTAGTGCAGAAAGTGATGGCAACAAATACAGACTTGATGGCGTTTTATATCCTGACATAACCTTTACCAAAGGTTCTACCTATACATTTGATCAGTCAGATCCCTCAAACGCTTCACACAATATTCGTATCTCAGCAACCTTGAACGGACCTTGGAACCTAGGTACAGAATACAATTCAGGAGTAACATATTTTGGAACTCCTGGGCAGGCGGGTGCTAAAACTGTAATTACAGTACCCCAAGATGCACCTGCAAATCTATATTACTATTGCCTGAATCACTCAGGTATGGCGAACAATGCGATCGGTACTGTGATCGCAGATATGAGTTATGAACCTAAATTTCCATTCATCTTTGGTTTAGTATCAAAACAGCAGGTTAATGTTCCTGCAAACCAAGGTATCCAACAAGAGTCATCTAGTGGAGGAGGAGATTCAGGTGGTGGTGATGATACTGAACCACCCAATATTATTATTAACAGTCAACCGACCAATGCAACTATTGCTAACGGTGGATCACAAACATTCACTGTTCTGGCAGAAGTCCAACCGCAAGCAGGAATTATAAATTATCAGTGGCAGGTCTCTACTGATGGTGGGTTTGCTTGGTCTAATATTACTGGTGCTACTTCAAATACTTACACTTTGGTAGCACTATCTTATATGACTGGTTATAGATATAGAGTAGTGCTAATAGGTCCTGTTGGTGAATCTCAACAGGCACTAAACTCACCTCTAGCATCTAATCTGAGTATCTTAACTGTCACTGGTGGAACCAGTGGTACAGATACATCAGGTGTTTTAAAATGGGATAGTAATATAGGACGATACGATATGACCGCCGTTCCTTTTGATAGGGATAATAACAATCCCGACTTCACTACATCGAACGTTAGATTTGACTTGACTAATTTTGAGTTCGACCTCACATAAATAAAACTGTAGAAAAACCCCACCGCTATGGCTAAGCAAAATCTTAACATTGGTGTATCGGCAAACGATGGCACTGGTGATACCTTAAGAGATGGTGCTATTAAACTCAACAATGTTATTAATGAGTTATACACCTATCTTGGAGACAATACTAATCTGCAAATTAGTGTCGGAAGTCCGTCAACTAATCAGGTTCTAAAATGGAATGGTTCAGTATTCACTGAAGGTCAACTTTCTGTTTCCAATCTTACCGATATTGATGTTAGCGGTGTCAGTAACGGTCAAGTTCTGAAGTGGAACGAGGCAAATGCTCGTTGGCAAGCAGGTGATGATCTACAAGGTGGTGGAGGCGGTGGTTCTTCGATCACTAATCTTTCTAACAACGGATCGGGTAACGTTGTTATTGACACTCATTTTCTACCAAACTCGGATGCAACCTATGATCTAGGTTCACCCTCACTGAAATTCAGAGACTTGTACCTTGATACATCCACCATTTGGATGGGAGATACTGGTATTTCTACTGACACAGTAACACAAGAATTAAATCGTAGAAAGAGACAAGAGCATACTGTTAATAGTATTGACACTGGTGCTACCAGAACTATTGCATCAAAACTTGCTTCTGAAGATTCTACTCAAGAAGAGAAGTTTAGACTTAGATTCTCATTAATGAAAGTTGGTACTAAACTCAACATTGAAGATGCAACTGGTGCTAAGGCAACAGTTATGTTTGCTTCCTTCGTTGCTGAGAATGGTGGAGCACGTGGCTATATAACAACAACTGCTGCAGGTGCTGATCAGTCACAAGAATTATCTGTCTCTAGTGCTGTCAAGATTACATCCTACAACCGTATGGTTTCTGAGGATGAAGGAGGCAACATTGAGTTGGGTGGACAATCACTGAAGTTCGCTGCAGGTAAAGAACTTAAATTTAGTAATGACATCCTTGAACTTCCTTCAAACAGTTCTATTCGTTTTGGTGATAGTGGGTCTACGAAAGTCATTGCTATGGACAGTAGTGGTAATTTGGATCTTCCTACTGGTACTGACATCCGTTTTGGCGGTGATGCTGCTAAATCAATCAAATTTGATGGAAGTGGTAACCTTGAAGTTCCAGATACTGCAGAAATTCGTTTCGGATCTGGTGGAACTAAGAAACTAAAGTTTGATGCTTCTAATAACTTAGAACTTCCTACTGATACTGAGATCAAAATTGGAACCAAGAGAATGAAAATTGGTTCCAATGGTGAGTTGGAAGTTGCAAACGATGGTACTACCTTCAATGAAATTGGTGGAGGATTCCAATCTCAGATCAATAATGCTCCTGCAGGTGCATCAATTATTAAGGGATATAATAACGCCACAATTCATAAACCCTCTCCTTGTATCCTGTTCAGATTTACTGCTGCTGGCAGCAGCAGTTACACAGTATCAGGACCAGGATTTCCTGCATCAGGTGGAACCAGTAGTCCTACTGTTGTTCTCTATCGTGGATTTACATATGATCTCCACAACCAAGCAGGAGGAGCACATCCACTAGCAATTAGAACTGCATCAGGTGGATCTGCATATACCACAGGTATTACTGGTTCAAATACAGGTATGCAATCATTCACAGTTCCTATGGATGCACCTAGTACATTGTATTACCAGTGCACAATCCATAGTGGAATGCTAGGAACCCTCGATATTCGTTAAGTAAATGCCAAGAACAGTACCAGGAAGCGGCGCTATTATTGAACCTATCTTTAACTCCATATTTGGGGTTAGAGAGGTTTATGTGGTGGATGGTGGAACTGGATATAATTCTTCCGATCCTCCTCAACTTAAAATCGGTAACTGTGGTACCCCAATTAGAGATGCAGTCTTACAACCAGTAGTTTCAAATGGTCAGATTGCTTCAGTAAGAGTTTTGGATCCTGGTGAAGGGTACGATCCATTTAGAATTGAATTAGAAACAACTGGTGTAGGTAACGGTGCAGTAGCAAAGGCAATCCTGTATGAGCAGGATGAAGTTGCACCTGATGGTACTATCATTGCTCCTGCTGGATCTATTCAATACATACAAGTTTTGTCTAACGGTGACGAGTATTTCTCATCTCCCACAACTGCCGAAGTAAAAGGTGGTGGTGGATCAGGTGCTGAACTCCGTCCCGTTGTTGGTCTTGTTACTGGTTTGTCACTAGAAGTTCCTGGTGCAAACTATGAGTTGGGAGACATCAATTTAGTTGTCTCTGGTGGCGGGGGTCAAGGTGCAACTGGTGTTGCAGAAGTCGATGAATTTGGTGTTATCAAATCTGTCGATGTTTCTAACGTCGGTGAGTTCTATGAAACTGCACCTACGATCTTGCTTAATGGAGGTGGTGGATCTGGTGGTACTGCAAAAGCAAATATCAATTTAGGTTCTATTACAACTATTGATGTTGTTAATCCTGGAGGCGGTTATTCATCTGCTCCTCAAGTGTTATTCACGAGGAATACCGACCTTACTAAACAGGCACGTAACCGTCAATCTTATAATTCAAATCTATATAACATATCTGGTCTACTTGCAGATGTAGATGAGAACGATCAAACAATCTATGTACAGACGACTACTCCTTATCCTGGTTCAGGTAAGATTCTTATCGGTAGAGAGGTTATTAGATATACAGGTAAAACACTTACCTCATTCACTGGTTGCGACCGTGCTCTTAACTTCCGATACGATCAAAAGGTTCTGATAGATTCATTAGCAAATGATTCTAACGGTGTCTCAGGATATACCTTTAACGTGGGAGACAGGGTTACTAGAACAACAGAAAGTTCCAGTAATAAGATTGCGAGAGTATATGATTGGGTCCCATCTGAGAGAGCGCTCTACCTCGTCTTCGAGGTTGATGAACTTGCTTTCATTGATGGTGGATCTTCTCAAGTTAAATCACAGGTGATTGACTTCAGTGGTGGTGTTGCTTCAGCAACTTCCACTGGTGTTGAACCTCACGTTCTGATTGACCTTGCAGATTCTAGAATCATTACCTTGACTGTTCCTATTAGTTACATTCAAGATAAAGCATTCGAAGATGATGATGAAGTTGGTGGTCTCGGGGATGGTATTCCCGATTTGATCAATACAAACACTGACTTCCAAGGAGAGATAAGTCTTGATGGTGGTATTGCATCATCACTTTATGGTATTGAGGAAACCGTTGGTGGTACCAATACTACTCTGTTTGCGATTGGAGACCAAATGACTGATGGTTCCAGTCCTCCATTATCTCCTACAGTTTCCATTGCTGGAGAACTAGGAGATGGTGATTTGCACCCTGCTGAGGTGCAATTTAAAATGCGTAGCACTGACCCTGTTAATGGTAACTTTACAGTTGATGAAACTGTTACGGGATCCATCACAGGTATTACTGCGACTGTGAAATCTTGGGATAATGCATCCAAAACTTTGGTAGTTAAAACAGTTGTTGCAAACGCTGGAAACTATCTTTGGAATGCTAACGAAACTCTCACTGGCGGTTCGACAGGAGTAGTTGGTACACCCTTGAAAATTGAATATCTTTCATACATTAGAAACGAACCAGACTAACCCCTATAAATAAAGAGAAGGTAGAAACTGTCCAATGGCACTACTCACTGACCAATTTAGAATTTTTACTGCGGAAAAATTCATCAAATCACTGGAAGGTCCTGACAAGAACCAGAGTGACATAGCTGCTGGTGCAAACAGAGATCGTCTGTATGTGTACATTGGGCGTCCTCAGGAATGGGATAACGAGAATAACCCTCCGACCCCCGTTGACTCTTTCCAAGAGTTTTCTGATTCATTCGATGATATGATCTCGATGAAGCGTGTTCTTGCGAACGACGCTGTTCAGGTTATTCGTCGTATTGACTGGATCCCACCCGAGCAAACCACTGGTGGTTTGGGTTATGTGTACGATATGTATCGTCACGATTATTCATCCAGTAAGACTGCATCGTCTGGTGCTACCAAACTGTATGATGCTGACTTCTACGTTGTTAACTCATCTTATCAAACGTATAAGTGCATTTACAATGGAACATCACCAAGTGATCCTAACGGTAAACCATCAACGGTTGAACCGACAGGTACATCTACATCTATTATCACAACTGCTGACGGTTATCGTTGGAAGTATATGTACACGATCCCTGTGGGTCAGGTACTGAAATTCTTCTCAGGTGATTATATGCCTGTGTTGATTGATACTGCTGTTGTGTCTGACGCTGTTGGTGGTGAGATTGACACTGTTGTTATCCAATCTGCAGGTTCTGGATATAACAACGGTACATACGAGAACATCCCAATCAAAGGTGATGGAACTGGTGGAAGAATATCTGTTGTGGTTGACGGTGGTCGTATCGTCTCTGCTACTGTAACTTCTGGTGGTGCCAACTATTCCTTTGGTAAAGTCATCATTGATGAGATTAACGGTATCGGTGCTGGTACTGGATCTGGTGGTGCTATCGACGTTATCATTCCTCCGAAAGGTGGACACGGTTCAGGTCCCCAAATTGAATTGGGTGGGTTCCGTACTATGATCAACACTAAGTTCACATACGATGAAGGTTCTGGAGATTTCCCAACTGATAACGATTACAGACGTATCGGTTTGGTTCTGAATCCTCTGAAGTATGGTACTGAAGAATTGGCAGACGCTATTACTTTGTCTGCTACTAACGCTGTGATTTTCGCGCCAGATTTCACAGGTTCATTTAATACTGACGAAATTATTACTCAAACTCGTACTGTTGGTGGTCAACAAGTGACTGCTAGAGGTCGAGTTGTATCTTGGAACTCAACAACAAAAGTTCTTAAGTATTACCAAAACAGAGTTGACGGTATCTTCCCTGAAATCTCTGGTAATAAAACAGTCTTTGATGGTGGTAACACCGTTGTTGGTTCAGGTTCTGGTACTTCTGCCGACCCTGATATTAACTTCCCTATCGTACCTGGTGAAGCAACTCGTGTTATTAATAACACTGAGTATGACTTAGGTATGTCTTTCACTTCTGGTTACGCCAAATCCGAGGTGAAAAAGGACTCTGGAAAAGTCATCTACATAGACAATAGGAGAGCAATCTCCCGTGCTGGCGACCAAATTGAAGACATTAAGATCGTAGTAGAGTTCTAAACCAATGCCTCAGAATACCAATCTGAATATCGCTCCTTATTTCGATGATTTCGATAAGGCGAATAATTTTTACCGAGTGCTGTTCCGCCCTGGGTACCCTATCCAAGCTCGTGAACTAACGACGCTTCAATCTCTGATGCAAAATCAGGTTGAGTCGTTTGGTACGCATATGTTTAAGGATGGCAGTATGGTCATCCCTGGTCAGATTGGTTATGACCTTGATGCTAAAGCAGTTATCCTCCAAGGATCATTCTTGGGTGCAGACGTTGAACAATATAGACAACAAATTACTGGTAAAATTATTGAAGGTCTTACCACTGGTATCAAAGCAAAAGTTATATTCAGTATTTCTTCTACTACATCTGAGCGTGGTTATATTACATTATACGTTAAGTATCTAACATCTGGTGGTTCAGATTCAGATACAAGAGAGTTTGTTGATAACGAACAGTTGATTTGTGCTTCTGAGATTACTTATGGTAACTCTCTGATTGAGATCGGCACTCCTTTCTCTCAGTTGCTTCCTACTAACTCTACTGCTGTAGGTTCTACTGCTAGTATTGCTAATGGTGTTTACTTTATTAGAGGACACTTTGTAGATGTTCTTGAACAGACTATCATTCTTGATCAATATGCAAACAATCCTTCTTATAGGATTGGTCTAGAAATTTTCGAATCTATTGTTACTCCAGAAGATGATCCAAATCTAAACGATAATGCTACTGGTACTTCCAACTATTCTGCTCCTGGTGCTCACAGATTTAGGATCAGAACCAGTCTAGTTAAAAAAGTTATCGATGATGATACTGATAAAAACTTCATCGAACTTTTAAGAATTAATAAATCTCAGATTGAAAGTTTTGTAGAAAGATCTGCATATAACGAACTTGCAAAAGAACTTGCTAGAAGAACATTTGACGAGTCTGGTGATTATACTGTTCGTGATTTTGATGTAAGAGTTAGAGAACATTATAATGATGGTTCTAATGGTGGTGTATATCTTCCTGGAGAGACTTCACCTCAAGGTAATAATGCATCTACTGCACACTATGCTGTAGAGATTGGACCTGGTAAAGCATACGTTAAGGGTTACGAATCAGAAACTCTGGTTCCTAGTTTCATTGACTTGATCAAACCAAGAGAAACTCTTGCATTACAGAACTCAATCATCCCGTTTGAGTTGGGTCAGTATATGTTGATGAATAATGTACAGGGGTCCCCTATCATCAACGGTAATAATATTACTGCCAACTATCAAGTTATTGAGTTTAGAGATCAAGCACAAAGTAATAACCTTTCCAGTAATGGTCAGATTGTTGCACTTGGTCGTATTGCTGCATATGAATATCATAGTGGTACTAATGTAACTTCTACAGCAACAGTTTTTAAAGCATATATTTTTGACTTACAACCTCTAACAATCTTTAAAACAGATGCTGCAGTCACACTTACTCAAGGACACGTTATTAGAGGTAGAACTTCTAGGGCAAAAGCATTTGTTGAAGGCGATGTATCAGGTGGTTCAGTATTCAACGTTTACCAAGTTTATGGTTCATTCCGAAATGGGGAGATTCTTGAGCGTGATGGTATTGAAATCGGTACTCTAAACGACCATTTCTCATTCCAAGTTACCGATGCACGTTCAATGATCGGTAGAGATCCAGATACAAACAACATTAGATTTGCTGGAGACCTCATCAACGATGCTCAGGTTGTTATTCTTGGTACAAACTTTAATGTAAGTTCTGCGGGTGCTACTGGTACGTTAACTGGTACACAATCTAACTTCACATTAGACATCAGACCAAATGACATCTTTACTCAGAACGGAGTAAACGCTCTGTTCGCTGATAGAATTAGCACTGTTTCAGGTAATATCGATAATAAGATTACAACTGCTACTACTGCTACCTACTCTGGTAACAATATTCCAGCAGGGGATTATGGATTCTTAGTTAGATTGCGTCCTCAGATTTATGATAGAGAGACTGCTGATCTTATGATCGAGATGCCAAAAGAATCGATCAATAATATTAGTGATGAATCTGCTATTGTTGCACGTTCTTTTGACGACATCACAGTTACTGGTGCTAATGACTTTACGATTTCTTTACCTGCTGATGAACAGTTCCTTGCATATGATAAGGATCACTATCAGTTAGTATCTCTTGCACCTACCCCAGGTACACTGATTGACATCGAATCAAATCTTGCATTTAACACAACTGGTACTCCAAGAACATCATTGACTGTTTCTGGTTTAACTGGTGTTACATCTTGTCGTTTGATTGCTTCTATCTCTAAAAACCAAGCAGAGAAGAAGTTGAAGAATGCTACTCAGATGGAAGTTATGAAGGTTGAGAGAACCACTAACTCATCTGATGCTGTTAAGTATGGTCTTACATATGGTTCATTGTTTGGAACTCGTATTGAAGACGAAGAGATTTCACTTGGATCTACTGACGTTTATAACGTTCACGCCATCTATGAATCATCAGACGATAATGCTGCTATAATTCCTAACCTTCAAATGCAAGATGCAACCATCTTCAAAGAAGGTACTATTATTGAAGGTCAGACATCTAAAGCAAAAGGGCGTGTTGTAAACTTCAACGCTGTTTCATACGTCTGCCATTTTGTATATGAAAACGATACATTCTTCCAGTTAGGTGAAACTATTCGTGGTTTTGATGCTAACGATGAAGTTATCTCTGGTCTTTCAAATGATGCAGAAGGATCTATCGATAATGGTTCTAGAAATATTACTACAGATTTCTTCCTTGATGCTAACCAGAAAGGTCACTTCTACGATATTTCTAAACTTGTTAGGTATGCATCATCAACTAAACCTCTTAGAAAGTTGATGATTGTGTTTGATAGATTCACTCACGAAGCAACGGGTGACTATTTTGCTGCTCAATCTTATGTTGGTATTGACTATGGTAGGATTCCTTCTGTAACTCTT